ATAAGAGCAGGGTTTCCTCTTCCAACTTTGCTATAATACCATCTACGAATAAAAGAAACAATCTCATCAATACCTTTATTACCAACACAATGATGAGTATAATTATATTTACTGAATTCTTTTAAGAAGCCTCTGACTTTAGTTACCATTTCAGGATTCTTGCGCCAGTTTCCTGTGTCAATATACCAGAAAGGAACTCCGGTCTTTGCTGCTGCAATACGAAGCTTGACATCTTCTGAAAACATTTCAGTATCAAGATAAAGAACGCTAACTTTTTTGTTCTTTAAATAAGCTCCGAGAGACATCTCAACTAAGAAAGAGCTTTTGCCTTGACCGGGGCGGCTTACGATAGCGTAGACGTTTCCATTTCTTAAACCACCATAGAGTCTTGCAAACTCTGGATAATGTAATTCTATACCTGCTTCATCTTGAGGATTATTGCCTTTTTCTTCTATGAACGCCTCTATGTCCTCAAAGATATTCCTAATCTCTTCAGTAGCATCAAAAGAATTAATCTTTTCGCCATATATTGAATCTACTTCAGCTATTAATTGATTAACATTTTTATCAGGATTGGTAGAAACAGTTTCTATGATTCTTTGCGCCATCCCTTTTATATCACGGCGAATAGAAAACTGCTTTAACTCTTGAGCGTATTTAAGAGCAGATTCTTTATTTGATACTGGCAAAGAAATACAGTCAATATAATCATATATATCAAGATCTTCTTGAAATGAGATTCCAAGATTCTGAATCTTTTGAGCTAATATTACTTTGTCAATTTTCTCTTTGGAATTACAAAGTTGTCGAATTACAGAATAAACTGTTCCATTTACATCATTTGTAAAATCAATTTCTGATATAAAATGATCTAAATCGTAGAATGCTTCTGGGTTTTTAATGAGCGCACCAAGCAAGTGCTGCTCTACTTTAATAGAGGAAAGCTTCATTTAACTAAAAAAAGAGTTACTTACTAGCAGGACCGTCTTCATCTTCACCGTCTTCATCTTCTTGATCAGAGGCAATAATGTTGTGAATAGTGTTCTCTAAATTAATCTGCTCAACAGCACTAAGCCAATTATTAATATAATAATGCATCGCCATTGCGTTTTGTGCATTATCGAATTTAGACCTTACTTCAGGCATACCCTTTTTGTCAAAGGTAAACAGCAAGAATCCTCCCTGCGAGCATTCATCTATCTGTGATAGAATGCTATCTGGGAAATGAAATTCTTTATTTTTTGCCACAGATTATATTACACCAACGATATATTAAATGTATGATTTATGTAATCATAGCTTAATTTATTTAAGTCGCTGGTCTCTAATTCTATTAGTTGAAAGCCATTCTTCTCTAGCCACACAGACTTTTTGTAGTCTCTCTTAATAGAATTAAGGTAATTTAATCTTGAGTTGTTATGAAAGAATTTATTAAAAGAAGAATGCTGGTCGCCATTTACTTCTATTGCTATTTTGCGAGAGATGTTAATGAAATCAACCTTCATTCTGCTTCCGAAAACCGGAAACTCTTCATAACAAACGTGAGTCTTCCAAAATGGTTTCAAGAATTGCTTTACTTGAAATTGAATTTTAGAACGAGACTCTTTTTCCCAATCTATTAAAAATTGAGAAACATTTTTGTTAATTATTCTGCCGGTTACAGAATAAAGCTTCATTTTGATTGAACGGCTTTAAGCTTATTGAACAAATGCTTAGTTGCGTCAGCATTTTCTTCAAGCCATTTTCTGAAATTCTCTCTTCCTTGATGTTGCTTTGGCATATCAATTCCAACAGTCTTCAATTCTTCAATTAAAGAATCATCAACGGTGATCCATGCGCCCTTTGCAACAACAAGATCCCACATCAGTAAGCAATCAAGAATCTCATATTCGACCCAAATACCAGAGGGCTTTTTGCCGAATTTAATTGGATACTGAATAATGTTCTTGCGAGTAGCTTCGCTGGTAGACTTCTGAATCATTACTTTGGAATATTTTCCAATTGATTTGGTCTTGCCGTCATTCATTTTGCCCGATGGATTATCAAGAATATAGTCTCCCATTGCAGTTGGGCTGTACTCTAGGATGAAGTCTGCCCAATGCAAGAGCGCATTTCCGCCGCTAAACATTCCTCCTCTTGGGGCGTTCTTGGCATAAGGATCGATCTTAATTTCAGAAGTAATCTGACTAATAGCAATCATCAAGTGACCATGCTTGAACATTCCAATACTTAGTGACTGCAAAAGCTTTTTGCTGATAACTTGAGTTCCTGCAACTTTGCTTGCGTCTGCTGGGCTGGTGTCCTTGTCCCTCTTCAAGATAAGACCATCCATAGAATCAATCACAAAACAATAACGATGATCTTCTGCATTATTAAGGACAAGATCTTTAATAACGTCAATTACTAAATCATAGACATTTGATTCTAGAATGAAGACAGAGCCGTCAGTCCATTCAGAAGCGTCGGTAACGAACTTCATCCCGCAACGCTCTCTGTTCTCCTTGGACAAACGTCCTTCTGCCAACACCCAAACTACTCTGCTCTTGGGGATTTCTGCAAGGAAATTTCTGCAAATTTCTAGAGCTTGCGGAGTTTTGCCTTCGTTATTTGGTCCGCAAAGACGAATTAGAGAAGGAGTGATGCCTCCACCAACTGCTGCATCCAAGAGAAGACTGCCAGTCGAGATCTTCCAAGTAACTGCTTCTTCAAAATTAAAATGATCATCTTTATGATCTTTATTATTTAAAATCGCTTGGAGTCTGCTTGAAGCTCCAACTGTTGATACTTTTTCTTCAGCTTGCTGCTGTTTCGGAGGTCTTGCCATAATTCAGGAATTCTTTTAAAGTTTTGGGCTTTTTTACAATGGGAATATCTTCGCCCACTTTGCCGCTTAGTTCATTATAGCCTACCGCAAGCTTTGAGTCAAAGCTTTCTTTGAGCTTTTCTTTAGACTCCTTGAGGTCTTTTTGTTGAAGAAAAAGCTTATATCTATTATTTAGTATTTCTAAACTCTCTTTGGACTGTAAAAAGTGAAGATTAGGAACTAAGGGATAAGGCTCGACCCAATCCCAAAAATCCTTATTAGGGAATTTTTTCAAAAGCCTTGAAGCGGCTTTCATATCCCTAGACCAGTCTATATGTCCTTCTTTTACAAATTTTACAACAATGTCTTTACAATTTGCCATTTTAAGAGTTCAAATCAGAAGCGACCATATCCTTTACTAATTGGCGGAAGGACCATTTTGGATTCCAGCCAAGTTCTTGTCTAGCTCTATTTGAGTCACCAAGCAAAAGCTCAACTTCTGCTGGGCGAAAGAACTTTGGATCGATTTTGACCAGTACAGATGAGTTGACTTCGTTCCTGATGGCGTATTCAGTCGAAATAGAATATTCTTCATTAGTGCCTTGTCCGTGCCAGAAACCTTCTACTCCTACTTCTTTAAAAGCAAGCTCAATAAATTCTCTAATTGTATGAGTTTCATTGCTAGAGAGAACGTATTCGTTTGGCTTTTCTTGATTTAACATCTTCCAAACACCGTCTACGAAATCAAAAGCATGGCTCCAGTCTCTCTTTGCATCAACATTTCCAAGACGAATTGGTTCAAATGATTCTCCTTTGTTGATAGCTTTGATGATTCTTGCTACGCCTTTAGTAACTTTTCTAGTTACAAACTCTTCTCCTCTTCTTGGAGATTCGTGATTAAAAAGATATCCTTGAATTGCAAAAAGATTATAAGACTCACGATACACTTTAACAATATGTCTTGCGGCACATTTTGCAGCACCATAAGGAGATCTTGGCGAAAGAGGATGTTTTTCATCTTGAGGAGCATACTTTACATCTCCAAACTCTTCAGAGCTTCCAGCATTATAAAATCTGCAAGAAGGAGAGTGCTTATGAATCGCCTCAAGGCATCTTATCACGCCCATAGCTCCTGCGTCAAACGTTTGTTCTGGAATTTGCCAGCTTGAACCAACGAAAGATTGGGCAGCGAAATTGATAAAATAATCAGGCTTAACTTCTCTTACAACATTATCAATAGATTGAGAATCAGAAAGATCAAGAGTCACCAAGTTAAATCTTTTGTTATTAAGATGCTGTTGAAAATTAGAATAATTTGGTTTAGAAAGCCTCCTAACGGCTCCGAATATATTAAGATCAGTATTCTCAATAAGATAGTCTACCATGTAAGAACCATCTTGACCAGAAATTCCTGTAATTATTACGTTTTTCATGTTTTTTGTTCCGTTAGATTAGTGAGAAAAAATCTTTTTTGTAATGCTATTTTCGCGTAATGACGTTCCATGTTCGCGCTATCAACTTCTTTTGCTGAGATATTACCATATCTAGCAAGCTCAACAGCATCAAAAGTTTTCTTATTAACTGATAGCACATTTTCATATTCTTGTGAGTTAATAATTTGGATAAACAAGTCATTTGGCAATTGCGCTTTTAGATAATTATAGCAGTTTTGCCAAGCTTGTTTAGCTTGTTCTGATCGACCACTTTTTATCTGTAGTATGCTTAAATAATCAAAAGCATAAGCTTCATCTACGCAAAGATTAATCATTTAATCTAAATGTATTATAGGTTGCGGGATATTGTTTTTTACAAAAAAACTTCTGTCGATTTCTAATTCATTAGTAGAATAATTCCACTTATAAGAACAATGACCAAAATGTTTATTCTGGTATTCCACCTTTAGTTTACCATTAGAATGAAGCCAAGTCATATGACGGACATGGGCAAAGTGTTTAGGTATTTTTTGATTGACTAGATACTTATAATTTAATTCGTCACGACCATTAGAATAAATGAGGTCATTATCCCAATAAAATTTAACAACCTTTAAACCTCTTGAATTAAAGAATATTCTTGGTGGACAGAAGTCATCAATCCATTGTTTGCCATCTAAAATGTAGTTCTTAAAATTAATCCCATACCATTGATTGAACTTATCGTTCTTAATATAAGAAATAATCGATTTAATGTCGTTCAAAGAATAATACTCATCGCTTAGATCCAGCAACCAAACGCAGTCAACATTGTCAGACAATAGGGGAAATAAAGCTAAGTTTCTTGCGTCAGATTCAAGCAGAGCTTCTGAAGAGGTATTAAAATGCTGTATAGTACCATTGTTTTTTAAATTATTAAAATATTCAATTGTTTTTGAATTGTCTATGTTAACGTTTAAGTCTTTATATTCCTTAAACATACAAGACACAAAAGAAAAGACAATATTAAACTCTTTCGATGCCTCAAACCAAGGTTTTAGCCTCTGTTCCAAATCGTTAACACAGTCATATCCACAACCTAGAATTCCTATTTTCATAGTAGATTTAATATATTATTAGGTATAAATCATACTCTTGATTAATTATTGAGATTTTTTCTGCTATTTTATTGTGATCTGGATCACATAAAAATTCTTCTGGAATAAATTCCTCTGCTGTAGTCATGTCTCGGCATACGATTGGAATGCAGCCGCAAACTAATGCCTCTATCATCGGGAGGCACAATCCTTCGTTATAAGAAGTGGCTAGATAAAATTTTGTGGTGTTATAAAACTTTTCTAGCACTTCGTCTGAGACTATGCCGTGTCCATTTATTTTGTCGTTTTGAACATTAATAGTATCTGATCCAAATATATTTATTTTTTGATTGAATAAGCTTACAGAGTTTAATGTCAAATAAAATCTTTTATTTGGGTCCGCTAGTCTTCCAACAGACATAAAAGCGTGTTCTTTTTTTAAATTAAAAAAGCTTACATCTTTTATTGGGTTATAAATTACATAAGAGTTTAGCCCTAAGTATTTTTTTAAAGCTAAAGCGGTAGTTTTACTTATTGATGTTATTATGTCTGCTTTTTGAAGTTTTGGTTTTAGTTCATTAAGTATTTTGTTTATTTCATTAAGATGAAAAGGGATATCTAAAACATTTAAAATAAGTATTCCGCCATAAACTTCTTTTGCTTGTATTGCTTTGTCGTACCCAGAAGGGTCATTAGAATAGATTATATCGGTCTTGCCTTCGCAGCATTCATGACCTAAAAATTGCCAACCTTCTCTTATCCTAGGAAGTTGACCAAGAAAATGTTCGGCACCAAAGCTTGCAATTTTCATTTACTGTATGGTGCTGCAAAAAATAACCCCTTTGTAATTCTGTCTGTAAAAAGCCATTTCGTGACTATAACCTTCCCATTTATAAAGAGTACAATTTGAAAAAATATTTCTAGCTATAGACCCTTTTGTATGAAAGTCATCGCATAGGACTTTTTGAGAATTAAGATTAATTTTGGAAAGCTGAGTTACCATGTCTTTTGGATCATCTCCTCCATCTAAATAAATAAGATCATACGAATCATCTATTAAAGCTGTACCATCAGCTAAAAGAAACTTTACATCAACATCTGATGTTAGGTTTTCAAAAAGTTTTTTGCAATTGCTCAATGAAGATTCGCTTATGTCGCAAATAGTCAAAGATCCTCCATTCTTTTTTATATAAGAATAATAATGCAGAGAACTCCAGCCATCAGCCATTCTAGAATAATTGTCTAAATTTCTCGTGGCTCCAATTTCAAGAATGCGAATAGACTTTCCAGAAAAAGAGTTTAATGCGTCTTGAAATATTAAATCTCTATTTCCCTTTGAGTTTAAAAAATGATTAAGATATTGATTCATATTTATTTAATTTTTTTAATAAAAACGCAACTGTTACCGTCTCCTCCATTTTTTCTGCTTCCGTTTGTTTCGTTTACAAATTGCCAGTTTTCAAGTTTGTTTTCAAATAGTCCAAGGTCTATTATAGCTTTTCTAACATTGATATATTCATTACAGTGACCTTGCCAGTCTGTTCCTTGCTCTGGTTCTCCTGCATCATGAAAAAAGACAATTCCGCCTTTTTTAATTTTGGATTGCACGGCTTTAAAATCTGCTGTTACGCACGGTGCGCCATGACATCCATCAATAAAGCACACATCAATAGACTCATCTTTTAGTTCAGAAATCCACTTTCTTGGATCACTTTGAAGCCACAAAGAAGCTTTAGCAAAAGTATCAAATCTAGCTAAATTCTGAATTCCATTAATATATAGACAAAGAGGATGATTAAAGTTTGCAATTTGATTCCAATCTAAGCTCCAGCCATTTGGCAAATCCAAACCATGAATTTCCCAGTTATTGTGTTTAATATTTTCAGAAACAATTTCATAAATTGATTTCATAGAAACTGTGCCAGCAGCACCAATTTCTAAATATTTAAAATCACTTTCATTGGTTTCTAAATATTTCTTAAATGATTCTTCGATAGAAGTTTCATTTCCATCCATTCTTATTCCAAATTTTTTCATATTATTTAGGTAGGCAAACTACAAATCCAGTATCTAGATCAAACTTATAAATATCAAACTTTTGAGCTAAGAGTTCATTTACTTTATTATCGTATTTAGCAAGATGTCCAAGACCTATATCGTCTAATGACTTGGCTTCGTAATTTCTTTTTTCATAAATACGCAAATCATCAATTATTAAAATATCCTTATTAGACTTCCTGTGCTTTAAAATAATTTCTATTTCTTGTTCTAGGGGAAGTCTTACCGATATATCTTTTTCATGCTCGTAAGAGTATCCGCTTGTCTCTCCGGGGAAATGAGCATCTAACCAAAAAATGCATGAATTGTGGTTACTTATAATAGGAAGCGTTTTATCCAAAACTTCTGCACTATTGCCCTCAAATAAAAAAACTTGGTTTGTTTTTTGTAAAGCTTCGGCGTATTGGCTTTTGAATCTTAGAATTGCATTTTTATCAATATCAGTAGAAATAAGAGTTTGAAATCCAAATATCGAAGCATATAATAATCCTGATCCAGATCCTAATCCGGTTTCAAAAAACGCTGTTGCATTTACTTTTGACTTAAAATATCCTACATTAAATGTTTTTAGATTTCCCATATTAAAAATTCTTTATTGATTCTTCTATTTGTTCTATTGTTATTTGATTTACATTGGGTTCACTTAAATAAATTGCATTTGGATTTATTGGTTGAATATTTTTTACATAATCTTTTGTGTAATATTCATACGAATAAAGACCAAGACTTGGATGAGAGTAAGCGGACAAAATCCAAGTCATCCCTGTGTCTGTGCCAATATAAAATTTACAAGAAAGAGCAGTTTTAATCGAAGAGAAAAAGGAACCGTTTTCTTTTATTACCCCATCAAGAACAGGTTCATTTGACCCACCTAATTGTATTACATTATAGCCTTTAGATTTAATTAAATTAACAATTTTTTGAGCGTTTTCAATAGATAACATTTTCTTATTATTGGGACTATAGAAACCCGCAAAAGGAGAAAAGGCCACAAAGTTTAAATTTTTATCAGTATCGAACCATTTTGTTAAGATGCATTGCTCGCCATTTGGAAATCTATTCCCGCTGTATCCGTTCATGAACGCCGCTTCTTCTGTTTGATGAGAGTTTAAAAACCATGCGTTATTAGTATGCGGCGGCATGGGATGGTATAAAGTGGTGTTTTTATAATTTTTTATTAACAGCAAATCTTTTTCGTTAGGCCAGCCATCGTATTGATCCCAAACGATTAAAGAATCGATAAATGGATTGTTTAAAAATATAGGAGAGATTTCAGTATATTTTTTATTAATAGACATTACCAGAAAAGATTCTGGGTTCAATTCCTTTATTTTTTTAAAGGCAACTGTATTTATACATAGGTCTCCAAATTGACCTTGGTTTCCTAAGATTATTCTATTCATTTATTAAATACAAAACAGTTTTCTTCAAAAGAACTATTAAGACCGAATTCTCTTGATACATCGTGTATTGCTCTAACTGCTTCGCTGTTGGCATTGAAAAGAACGATAGAGCCGCCAGTCTTTATTTTTTTGAACCAATCTATTAAATCATTTCTTGTATGCTGATAGTTTTCAGAGCATCTGATAAATACATAGAAGACGGAATTATCTAAAAACTCATGAGCGGCTTGCCATGAAGTAAACTGCGCCCTGCTTGTAAGAAGCTTATTATGAGGAAAGTTTTCTAAATAAAAATCAAAAGCATCTAAAAGTTTATGATTGCCGCCAACTCTATCTAACCATTTATTAGTATCTTCACCCCAAGGGGTTTTTTCTCTTATCGGTTCTCCATCAACAGGGTGAGGAACGCAATTAAATAAATCAAAACAGTAGAACTTGCATTTTTTTTGATTTAAATACATTAGCTCTAAAGCGTAACAAGATGTCTTTCCAAAAAAAGAACAGTTAACTTCGCAAAGGATATCATTGTCGCTTGACCCTAAGACAGCCTGTTTGTGAAATTTAAAAGGCACATCTATAAAAGAAGGAATGATTTCGTGATACATATTATTTATTAATAGGTTGACCTATGTTTTTGTACGCATATTCTTTTAAAATAAAAGCAAAAAATGAAACAGAGTTTAACACATCATCAATGTTTTTATCTTTTTCTTCAACCATTAC